TGAGGATGGAGAGTATCTTAAAGATTTAGGTTATACTGAATTTAACTTAAGTAGTAAGTCTGAGTCACCAAAGGTAAGAAGGTTTGAAAATGCTATCCTTCGTGAGTTTCTACCTACAGTAGTTGATATTACGCAGTCAATGGAAAAGTACTATGAAAAGGAATATAGGAGACAGAAGGTAGGATTTAAAGAAACTGTTAGTAAGGAGAAGTATATGCTTACTAATCTTAAGCCACTAATAGATGAACAGTTTAGAGCTATCAGACAGAAAATAAAAGATGGTAAAGTGGGAGCAGGTGGTCCTTATGTTAAGGCGATGATAGACTATAAAAGGTTAACTAAATCAAATAGAAAGTGGGCAACCGTAGAATTTCTTAAGCAATTTGAAAGACCTGCTGATGCTTCCAACGTAAAAGACCTACAGTTATTAACGAAGCTAGGTGCTAACTATGGTAAGATTATTAAAAAGGCACTAGGCTCTCGTAGATAATCCACCATAGCTACACATCTAATTAACGTTCATCTCCTGAACCCTGCAATGTTCCACGTTCCTTCCTACCATGTAACTTCTTTAAGTTCTCTTTCATAATATCATTCAATGGAACGCCTACCTCTTTAGCCATCATAGCACAATACCAAAGTACGTCACCTATCTCTGATGCTATGGCAAGCTTCTTCATTTCAAAGCCTTCTTTATCCTCACCATCACGTATAAGTTTCTTTACCTTACCTGCAACTTCCCCTGCTTCACTTGTCATACCTAATGCTAGATACTCTAGTGCTTTGTCTTCAGGAAATATTGCAGTCTGTCCTGCTAGATTCTCATATAAATCAGGAGTTATTATCTCTTCTATAAACAACTTATCCTGCATGTATTTTCTCGCTTCTTCTTCTAGTTTCATCTCGCTTGACCCTTTCTAATCGTTGAAAGTAGGCGATGTTATATCCTCTCTCCCACTCTCTTGCTTGCATAGTATTGAGGTGATAGGGATTGGTTACCCTACCTCTCTTAAAGTCAGTAATGCCTTTACTAAATTGTATCTTTAGTGGTGCATCATACTTACTTAGATTTGGATTCCTTTTTCTCTTCGATTGCATTTTCAGTTCTCCTTTCAAAGTATTTTACTAGTACGTTTAGTTTACCGTTAGCATGTTCTAATGCCATCAGTTCTTTATCTATTGTGTCTATGATAGTTGGATGGTCTCCTACACCAACAGGATTAGTCATCATAACTTCTATGTTAGCAATGTGTCCATTCATCTGACCTAATAGTTTAGTCTTTAGTGCTTGCAGTATCATGTCTCTCATTGTATTGCTTCTCCTTTAAATGCTTTTATAACATCAGACGAAAACAATTTCTGTAGATTAAGAAGGTACATTCTAGATGCATTATTATCACCACCTGAAACAGACCTCTTAGAATCTAAGTTATTTATTATTTTCTTTAAACTATCTGTGTTAAATACTAACGTGCAGAAAGTATCTTCTCCTACACATAAATTATGAAACCAATAGTCAGATTCAGTTGCTTCTATACCACTTGGTTTACCATAAGATTGGTACTCAATGGCAATGTTACCTGTACGTTGCCACATATCTCTTTCACTTTTAACTTCTATCTTCTTATCCTGTAGCATGTCAGCTACCTGTTGTTCCCTTACTTGACCATACTCTAAATCAATATCAAACTTTTTTCTGTTCTCTTTACTTGGTGCTAGGTTTTCCATGTGTAACTCCTTTGCTTCTCTTAGGTTTAAGATGTAATAGTTCTCTTATATGTAGCTTCCTACCTTTAAAGAACACGATTAAGTTTATTGTAGTGTTGATGGAAATGGCGATTAATAACCACCACTGCCACCATAATAGTTGTGTAGAAGATTCTATCATTAACTAGAAGCAATGTCAACTATTTCACATGCATCTGCTGTGCAAGCTAACTCCCTTCCACCTGTAGTAGTATCTTCCTTCTCATAGTCTGCCAACTTAGACCAATCAATAGACTCAGGCATCTGTTTATACAACTGCTCATACTCTCCACCTGTTATATCTTGGTAAGGTGCTTGTGCATAAGTGTGGTCACTGAAGGGTAAGAATGATATGCCTGATACTTCATCGAAGTTATCATACACCCATGCTCCCACTTTCATCCACTCATCTTCCTTAACAGATACAGTAACAGAAGGCTTATGCTCACACCAATGTCTTTGAAACATAAGCCAATACTCTAACTGTTCAATAGCTGTCATGTCAGTTCTTGTGGTAGCACCTGATGGTGACTTCATAGGAAAGCTGAACACAGTTGTGCTGTCAGGCTTCATAACGTCAGGCTCACTAGGTATACCACTATCTTTCATAAACTGTGTGAGTGGGTCTTTGTTATCACCACGTACAGTTCTGATGTAATAGTCATTATGTCTAGCATGAATACCTGAAGCACTGTCAACTAATTGACTAACTGTACCACTAGGTTTAACACAAGTGATTGCAGTTGACTGTGGAATACCTAAGTCTTTAGCCATCTTCTTGTTAGTTTCTACTGCTACATCTCTTAATATCTGTAGTATTTCTTCATTCCATATAGGACAGTCAAGAATACCTGTTAGGGAAACTCCTAATAGTCTTTCTTCCTCTGTATTATCCTTCCATATCTTACGTAAGTATTTAAAATTAGTAAGAGTTGATTGAAATGTACCTAAGATTGTAGCCATACGTACCTTTTCTTTCAAAGATTCTAAGCCATCTGTAACCCTGCACACTACCTCTGTAAGATTACAGAACTGATATGGTCTAAGTATAATCTCACTACATGGATTACAACCAAAGTAGTGGTCAGTCTCTCGTCTACCATTCTCAGATGCCTTGACTTGGGCAGCTTGCCTATTAAAGATACCACGTTCACCTGACTTAGATTCATATAATGATGTCCACTCTCGCATGAATGTACCCATCTCAGGCTTGCCTTTAAATGCTACAGAGTTATTAGCTAATGCTCGTTGACCTTCATTCTCCCACCATTGACCTGACTTAGCATGTCTCATTTGGTCATCTCCTAAGTTAGACAATGATATAAGGGCAGACCTACGTACACCACCTACAACTACAACTTCTCCTATCTTGCACATCAAGTCGTGGCACTCAATAGGAAATAGTCTTCTACCTTTCGCACCCTTAAACTTCTCTATACAAAATCTGAATAGTTCTTCTAGTGGTGCAGGTCCTGATGCTCTACCACCAAAAGTCTTAAGTCTTGCACCTGCTGGTCTTACCTCTGATGTATCCCAAGTTGGTATCTGCCCTGCATATAACATAGCAATCAACTCACGTAGTGACTTTGACCAACCGGGTCTACTGTCTCCTACTTTAATTATAGTAGATGAGTTCTCAAAGTGTTCATTGACAACAGGTAACTTGTCTACATTCTCACGTTCAACAGAGAAACCTACACCTGTACCACACATAAGTATGTACATACATTCATCAAATGAACGTGGACTATCGACAGGTATGTAGCTACAGTTGTAACCACCCACATGGCAACGGTCTAAGGCAGGTCCTGAAGTCATTAAGGCTCTCATGCTAGGCATCACACCTAAGTTCATTATCTGCTCTGTAAGCTTCTCCTTTAGAGCCTTTGTAATAGTGTACGAATGATTCTTACTTAGGTGGTTAGCCATGTAATCAAAGTATCTATCGACAGTCTCTCCCCAATTCTCTCTACGTTGTTCGTCATCTTTCCATCTTGCATAGCGAGAGAGTGCTATGAAGTTTTGGTAGTCAGTTGGTAAATAGTTTTGTATCATCTCATCACTCCATTATTGTTTTCATATGTTTAATCTTAGTACCCTCTACATCGTAGAAGTATTCTTGTATTCCTTCTTCTATCTCTACTGCTACATTCTCATCAGCAGGTATTGGGTATTCTTCAGGGTCTATCTCCAATGTTAGAAACACTTTAACTTTTATCATCATAGACCTCAATGAGTTTATTTAAATACCATTGTGCTTTCTTTAAATCCTCAACACCATTCTTGTATCTAAATCTCCATAGGTACTTTACTATGTTACCTTGTAAGTAATAGTCAAACCCATCTACTAACATAGCTTGTAAGGCATCAATAGTTTCGATACCTGCTTTGTTGTAATGGATTGGACTATTAACCATGTCTTGTTTAGTATCTTCTACTTCTTTTAATTTTCTATTCATATAATCCATATACCTTTCCATTATGCGTTACCTTTTGTATCAGAGTCAATCGTTATGTGTATAACATTATCTTCTACATTTACTACGTTAGCCTTGGGTTTACTTTCTTGTATCTTTCTTTTTACCATATCGTGATAGTCTTTGTCAACAACCTTTTCAATAAAGTCATTGATGTCATCACGTAGGTCACAGTCATCTTCTGTTAGTGGTACTATAGCACACATCATCTTACATAAATGTAGCACTTGATAGTATGCTTCGTCATCCATTTTATTATCAGGGTCTGTAATAATAGAAACATCAACAGCACCGTTCCATTCGCTATACTTATTTAGGTCAGGTCTTACTCGTATCACAAAGTCTTTTCTTAATAACTTTGTCCTTATTCTTGATGTTCTTTTTCTTCTAGGTTTCTTCTCATCCATGCCTATCTCCTTTTCACTTTTGTACCTTTGAACTTTATAAAGATAGGGTGTTTGTTCTTGCCCTTTTCTTTCAACCAATCTTCAGGTATGATTCTATCATAGTATCTGAATCCATGTCGTATGCACCACTCTGCGTAGGTAGATTTCGCACCTTTGCTTAGCTTACTTCGACTGTTTGTAAATACAAATCTAATATCTAGCTTAGGGTGTTGCTTCTTTATGCACAGGTGTTTTCTTCTGTCTGCTGTTAAGAATCTTCCTTTAGTTTCTATTATAATACCATTGTTTAATATAAAGTCAGGGGTATAGGTGCGATAAGTTAAGTCTTCCCACTCTATCTTAAGAGACTCATAACCATATGTATGCTTATGTTCCTTTAAGTATAGGGAGATGGCATGTTCTAATCCACTCCTATACCCATACTTTATTGCTTCTCTACGTACACTATGAGGTGACATTTAATTCAACATAAGAAACTAACTTAGGGAACTGTGCCTTAGACTT